TGCTATTAGTCTGAAGGCGGGCCCTACCGGCGCAGGGAACGTAGTAATTACGCCGACTAGCATCACATCGAACAGCGGCACCGGAAGCTGGACCCATACGGGCAGCATGGCTGTTTCTGGCGCTCTGATTGCTGGTAGCGGCACCCTCAACATTTATTCCGCCAGCGGGGTAGCTGTAACGACTCCGCATATGGTGACTGGCTCCGTTACGCTCGCCTCGGGTGCCGGCACAGCCACATTCACCGGAAGCGCCGTCTTTAGTAGCATTACGTCGTACAACTGCGTGGCAACGGATACCACTTCCAATAGCGCGGCAAAGGCGACGCCAACCTCGGCATCATCCGTCTCTTTCAGCGGCGCTACGACAGACGTTATTGCGTATCAATGCGTGGGCAACTAATCAACAAGGGCTTATGCCCGTGAGTGGGTATGGCGCCAAACACAGATCACAGGGAGGCCTACATGTTTAGCGACGCACAAAGAAATGAAATTCTCGCGACGGCGTTGCGAGCAGCAGAAGCCAAGGCGAGCGTAGGTGCGTCGTTGGGCGATGTTGTCAACGCAGCAGTTTGCATTATCGCCGCTGCCAAGGCTATTGAGGTAGACGTAGGAACGGGCGGCTCTATCTTGGATCGGGCTAGACGGGAAGACAATGAGCGGGCTAAGCGTGCGGATTGAGTAGATTCCTCTGGAGTGCCGCGCCCTTGAAAGAAAAGAAATACTCATAAGCATTGGTTACTGAAAAAATATCAACGGAAATCAAAGATTATGGCCAAAGGCGGGAAGCGACCCGGCGCCGGTCGACCCGCAGGCGTTCCGAACAAGATCACGGCTGATATCAAAGCGCTTGCCCAAGTGCATGCCGAGACTGCAATCACCGAACTGGCAACAATTCTCACCACGTCAGAAAACGATCAGGCTCGCATCGCTGCGGCCAAGGAGTTGCTTGACCGTGGGTTCGGCAAGGCAACCCAGCACGCAGAAGTGACCGGAAAAGATGGCGCTCCACTCGTACCCAATAAGAGCGCCAAGGAAATGACGGATGATGAACTCGCCGCCTACATTGGAGCAGGCGGCGCAGGAACTATGGATTCGCCGCAGGGCTAGAGAGGACGTTCTCTCCTACGCCCAAGCCATCGAGATACCGGGAAAGCCTGCCGGCGAGGATCCGGATACCGAGTTCTTCGAGCCCATCGAATCGACGATGGCGCAGCATCACCGCCTCATCCTTGAGACGATGGAGCGGGTCAGCAATACTCCGCACGGACGGGCAATGTTCTTCATGCCGCCCGGTAGCGCAAAGAGCACGTATGCGTCGGTCGTGTTCCCGTCGCGCTATCTCGGTGCGGAAAAGAATCGCAAGGTCATCCTCGCCAGCTACGGCGATGACCTAGCCCGCAAGATGGGGCGGCGCACGCGCTCGATCATCAAGCAAAAGCGGTTCAAGGGAATCTACGATTGCGAGCTGACATCCGAGTCATCGGCGGCTCAAGAGTTCTCGCTGACGAACGGTAGCGAGTACATCGCGACTGGCATTCTGGGTGGAGTGACTGGCAACCGAGCGCACTGCCTTAGGCCGGGTACGCTTGTTCAAACAGATCAAGGGCTTATTGCCATTGATGAATTGTTTGAGAGATCGTTTTCCGGTAAAGTATTGAGCTATGAGCACAATACCAAACGGCTGGTTTATCGATCCGTTAAAGCCCTGGCTCGGCGTAAAGCGAGCGGTTTCTATAGAGTCGTCACTGCCGCTGGATCAGTGGTTGAAGCTACAGGCGATCATCGCTTCTGGACCGAAAGAGGCTGGGTCGAGGCGCGTTTTCTTGCCGAAGGCGATCGTCTCGTGCGCGTACTGCAAGACGGAATTGATTCGTCCGGCGTATGTGCTGCTGAAGGCTCAGCGAAACGGGCTGAAAGCGGTTTATTGCGGGCACTCTTGCCATCAAAAAGCCGTCAATGCCTCTCGCGGATTTTCCGAGCGAGCATGCAGGGCCTGCGGGAAAGTCGGCTTGCCCAAATCGCATTGGTATTGCTCGGACGCTTGTCGCGCGCAGGTAAAGGCGAAGAAGGCTGCGAATCCGCGCGCGAATTCGGCTATTCCGATGCGCCCATGCGAGGTGTGCAGCAAGCTATTCAGGCCGATGAGCGCAATCAACGTCGGTCGGTTCTGCTCGCGGGAGTGCAAGGATCATGGGCATGCCATGCAGATATCCGGGAAGAACAATCCGGGATGGCGCAATGGAGCAAATCCAGCCCGTTCGCAACCGCACTCGGCTCGCTCGTACCGCAAAGCCCGACCTCAAATATTGTTGAGGGATGGGATGAAGTGCGTGGTGTGCTCGTCAGCGGAAGCGCTGCATGTGCATCACATCGACATGGATGCGTCGAACAATCGCTGGAGCAATCTGGTGACGCTCTGCGAGACCTGCCACCAGAAATGGCATGCGGGCGAGCGTTCGAAGCCCAAGATGATGTTGTGGCCGTGGTTGAGCGCGTATGCGAGTCAACCGAGGTCTACGATATCCAAGTGGAAGGAACCGAGTGCTTTTTCGCAAACGGAATCCTTGTCCATAACTGCATCATTATTGATGACCCCGTAAAAGGCAGAGAGCAAGCTGATTCGCCCATTATTCGGGATAAGGTATGGGACGCCTACAACGATGATTTAAAAACGCGTCTTATCCCCGGCGGGTCCATCATCATCATCCAGACGCGCTGGCACGAAGACGATTTAGCTGGCCGCATCCTGCCCGAAGACTGGAAGGGGGAATCAGGCCCGATTCTTTGCCGCGACGGCAACGTCTGGGAAATCGTCTGTCTTCAGGCGCGATGTGAGGTCCATAACGACCCGCTCGGCCGCAAGATCGGAGAGTACCTGTGGCCTCAGTGGTTCACGGAAAAGCACTGGCTGCAATTTCAGAATAACGTTCGCACGTGGGCATCGCTCTATCAGCAGTTGCCAAGGCCGCTTGAGGGGACTCTGTTCCAGTTGCCGAGCATGCTCGTCGATGGGATGCCGGTTCCGTGGCCGAAGAATTGCGACTATGTGTTTGCGGTGCTGGATTCAGCACTCAAAGCTGGAGACAAGAACGACGGAACTGCGGTTACCTTCTTCGCTCGCAATCGATATGTCGGGCATCCGCTGATCATTCTTGATTGGGACATAACCCAGATCGAAAGTGACCTAATCGCAGACTGGTTTCCTTCTGTGATGTCCCGCCTAGAGGAGTTGGCGAAGCTGTGCGGCGCCCGCCTCGGTAGCGCAGGAAGCTTCATCGAGGATAAAGGGAGCGGCATCACCCTGCTCCAGCGTGCGGCCCGTAGCGGATGGCCGGCACAGGCGATCGACAGCAAATTGACATCAATGAGCAAGGATGCGCGCGGCACAGGCGTGTCCGACTTCGTGCATCACGGCAAGGTAAAGCTCAGCGAGCACGCATACAACAAGACGGTTGAATACAAAGGGCGTACTCAGAATCACTTGCTTAGCCAGGTGTTCGGGTATCGGCTCGGCGTTCCCAATCAAGCAGACGACGCGTACGACACGACTGTCTACGGCATAGCAATCGGCCTAGGAGATTCTGACGGCCTCTGACACACATCATCCCCATGGCAGAAATCCTAATCGAAGGCTCCAAGCTGTCCTCGGCGCTGATGGACATCTTGATGGCCGACGACATCCTGCCAGGTAGTCAGCCGTCGTATCAGCTGTGCAAGACCTTGTATGCGTTCCACGTTCTCGGCGCCAAGATAGTCGACCAGCCGATCAAGCTGGCAATGAGCCAGCCGCGCACGATCTCTATTCCGAATAGCCCCGAGGAGCGCGTCCGCGAAGCCTTCGAGCGAAAGTGGAAAGAGATCGGCGCGAACGAGAAGATTGCTAACACGTGGCGGCTTGCCAAGATTTACGGCGCGTCGGCGATCGTTTATGGCGTTGATGGGCTAGATACCGACAAGCCGATCAAGCCCGAGGATTTGGCGAAGTATGCCGACTCGCTCTACTTCAACGCGCTTGACCCGCTGAACACGGCGGGCTCGCTGGTCCTGAATCAAGACCCGAACGCGCCCGACTTTCAGAAGCCCGTTCTCGTCACCGCAGCCGGCACGAAGTATCACCCGTCGCGCTCACTCGTCTTTTTCAACGAGTCGCCGCTGTACATCGAGTACACGAACTCGGCGTATGGCTACACGGGACGCTCAGTCTATCAGCGTGCGCTCTACCCGCTGAAATCGTTCATTCAAACCGAAATCGCGGACGACATGATCGCCCGCAAGGTCGGCGTGATCGTTGCCAAGATGAAGGCGCCTGGCTCGATTGCTGACCGTGCGATGGCAGTCCTGCAAGGCGTCAAGCGCAACGTTGTCAAGGAAGCGCAGACCAACAACGTCATCAATATCACGCCGGAAGAAGCGATTGAGACGCTGAATCTGCTGAATGCTGACGGCGCACTGACGACGGCGCGCAAGAACATTCTCGAGAACATCGCCGCGGCGGTTCCTCAGCCGGCGAAGCTGCTGAACTCGGAATCGTTCGCAGAAGGGTTTGGCGAGGGCACGGAAGACGCCAAGGACATCATCCGATACATCAATCACGAGCGATCGACGGTCGAACCGCTGTATCAGTTCTTTGATCGTATTGTGATGCGCTTGGCGTGGACGGAGGATTTTTATAAGACTGTCCAAGCTGACGTACCGGAGTACAAGGATGTGCCATACAACCAGGCGTTCTACGACTGGGCAAACGCATTTGAAGCGAGTTGGCCGTCGCTGATGGAGGAGCCGGATAGCGAGTTGGTCAAGGTCGACAAGATCAAGTTCGAGGCATTGACCGCAGCGCTTGAGGTGCTGTTGCCTGCGGCCGATCCAGCAAACAAGGCCCGCCTCATCGAGTTCTTCGCCAACAACCTGAACGAGTCGAAGCGGCTATTCCCGAATCCTCTTGTGCTGGATTACGAGGATCTGGCGAACTACGAGCCGCCCGCGCCGACTGCCGAGCCAACAGAGCCAAGGCCGCACAACATCTGATTCACCTTCTATCACAGGGGATGGGAATGAACTACTTTGACCCGCGAAAGAGTTATTTCAGCCACGACAATCGTGGCGTCATGGTAAAGCCAGTTGTTGAAATGAGCCTGCTTCAGCAGGAGCAGATCATGGAGCGCAATCCCGAAATAGGTGAAATACTCCATTTGGTAGTAGCAACTCCGACGACATCTCAACTTCGCTGGTTGCTCGAAAACATGCCGGATATTTTCGGCAATGCTGATCCGCAAGACCCATCCACAATGGATGAGAGCGGGCTGGCGGAACACACTCGCCTTATCGAAAACTTGAAAGACCCGGAATCGCACGAAAGCAAGTTTGCCGAATGGGTAGACAAGCGCCGCAGTGAATCGTAATGCCCCAATCCTTCTTCGAAACGGTAACGGAAGCGATCCGCGAATTCGAGGCCAATGGATTCGATAGCGCCGAACGCCTCGCCTACTGGGCGGATCGCATCAGGCGCGCAGCCGTCGAGTCGCTCGTCCCCGAATCCGTCCTAGACGAGACGCTGAGGAAGACGCTGAGCAGTGTCTATAAGCGCCTCATCGACGATGGCCAAATCCTCAAAACGCACGTCGGCGTGCCGCGGTTCACCATCGATCGCCTTAAGCCGAAGCTGCGCACCGAGCTAGACCGGCGCTTGATGGTGTCGCGCAACCTCATCAAGCTCAATCGTCAGCAGGCCATCGAAAAGACGGTGCAGCGCTTCGCTGGCTGGGCATCGTCGGTGCCAGCTGGCGGAAGTCGCGCGGTCGACGTGAAGGACACGAAGGACAATATCCGGAAATCGCTCACGTCCCTGTCGTTCACCGAGCGGAGAGTTGCCATCGACCAGGGGCATAAGTTCGCCAGCGCTCTAAACGACATCATTGCAACGGACGGCGGTGCGATTGCCGCTAAGTGGCACTCAATGTGGCGGAGAAGCGGCTATCAATACCGCGAGGACCACAAAGAACGGGACCAGAAGGTCTATGCAATCCGAGGAAATTGGGCGATTGAAAAAGGCCTGATGAAGTCCGGCCCGGATGGCTACACCGATCAGATCACAAAGCCCGGCGAGGAAGTCTACTGCTCGTGCTCGTATCAATACCTTTACAACTTGCGCGACCTACCCGACGACATGCTGACCGAGCGCGGTCGCGAATCCCTCGCCGAAGCCCGCGCCAAGATCTCCGCGATGAGGAAATGAGATGAGCATCACGAATTACGATCCGGAAAAGCATTACCCAACTTATTCCGACAAAAATGCGGCGCCTTGTGCGGAGCATTGGGAGAAATGGGTGGATGAGCAGGATGCCGATCCAAGGTTGGATGGCATTCAGAATATGGTTATGGTGCTCTCGCGAAAAACCTTGCGCCTTATGCTGGAGAAGATTCCAGAGGCATTCGTCAGTCTTCCTCCCTATACCGAAGAAGAGATGGCGGCTAAACGCATGGAATATGGTTGCGCGGAGTGAATGAATCATGCCGCTTGAACAAGAAGCGTCGCGAGAGGCGATCAGCGCCAATATCGCGACCGAGATTCGCGCGGGCAAATCGCCCCAGCAAGCCGCTGCGATTGCCTACAAAGTCGCAGGCAAGAGCAAAGCCGATGCAGTTATCGCCGACTCCGAGCCCGTCCAAGCGGCCGGCACGCTGATCGTAGCCGATGGCAACGTTCTATTCCTGCGACGCGGCAACGACGGCGATCATCCCGGAGAGTGGTCATTCCCCGGTGGGAAAATCGAGCCCGGCGAAACACCCGAAGAAGCCGCTCGCCGCGAGACGCTTGAGGAAGCCGGTTACGAGCCCCACAAGCTGATCCAGATCGGAAAAGCCAGCGATGGCGCGGTCGAATTCACCACGTTCTACCACGAGTGCCGGCCGTTCGAAGTCGCGCTGAGCGATGAGAGCACCGAATACCTCTGGTCGCCAATCGGATCATGGCCCGAGCCGCTGCATCCCGGTTGTCGATACATCCTCGAGTCGGACGCTTTCAAGGCGATCAAGAAATCGCACATGACGGAGATGGAGGTCGCGCAGGCAATTATGCGCGGCGAGATGTCTTCGCCACAGTTCGTAAGGAACATGTGGCTCTTTGCGATTCGCATCACCGGTACGGGGACTTCGTACCGATCCAAGGATGACGAATACATCTATCGCCCTCCTGAGAATTATCTCAACGATGAATTCCTGACTCGCTGTAATGGGCTGACAACCATCGTCGACCACCCGAAGGCGGCGACGCTTGACTCTAAAGAGTTCAAGAAGCGCAAAGTTGGATCGGTGATGCTGCCGTACATCGCGCGCACAGAATTCCGCGATGGCCCGAGCGGACAGATTGTCGTGCCAATAGCCGACCCCGAAGGCGACGAGGTCTGGGGCATCTCCAAAATTTACGATGAACCGACCGCGACGCTGATGTCACAGGAGCAATTGTCGACATCGCCCTGCGTCGTATTTCGAAATCCGGAAGTAGAAAATTCCACTGTCACTTTAGATGGTGGGCAAACCCTCTTGATTGAGGGGAAACCAATCCTGCTCGACCACATCGCTATCTGCGAAGTGGGCGTGTGGGACAAAGGCGGGCCGTCAACCGGCGTATCCACCACTAACGTTCAGGAACCTGAAATGACTGAAGAAGAGCGTAAGGCCAAGGCGGACGCCGAGGCGAAGCAAGAACTCGAAGAGCGCGCCAAGGCCGACGCTGAGGCGAAAGCGAAATGTGACGCCGAAGAAGAAAAGGCGAAAGCGGACTCCGACAAGTACGATAAGTTGATGGCCATGTGCGACTCGCTCATGAAGCGCGTCGACGCAATGTGCGAAGGCAAGAAGGCCGACGCAATGCCGAGCGAAGTCCTCAATCCGGCTGCCGACAAGAAGGCAGATTCGGAAGAGGACGCCAAGAAGAAGGAAGCTGAGGCGGCGAAGATCAAGGCCGAGGCCAAGGAAGAAGAGGCGAAGGCAGACGCCGCGAAGCGTGAAGGTGCCCTGCTCGATCGTGTTGCTCAGCTCGAGAAGATGCTCGTCGCGACGGCCTCGCTCACGCCAAAACCCCTCACGGACGCCGATCACGCTGCGTTCGCCGATGCACAAGCCAAGGCCGATAGCGTCTATTCGGCGTTCGGCAAGCAAGCGCCTCGCGCACTGAACGGTGAGGACGTGTTGGCCTATCGCAAGCGCCTCGCTGCTGGCGTGAAATCGCACAGCGACCAGTGGAAGGGCGTCGACATCAGCAAGGTCGATTCGGCTGTGTTCGAAATCGCTGAATCGAAAATTTACGCAGACGCGATGGACGCCGCAAGCCGTCCGGAAGCAGCGGGCAATGGCCCGATCATGCGCACGCGCACGTCGGAGGCTGGTCACAAGATCACGGAATTCTTCGACAGCCGCCCGTCGTGGATGGACGCACATCGTCCGCCGCGCATGAAGAGCAAGATCATCCAACCGAAAAGCCACTAAGGCAATCGTCGCCAAATGAGGCCCGCCACTGAGCGGGCCTTTTTCATTTCTGGATAAGGAAACATGGCAATCAATACCCCCTTCTATCCGTACGCGACGACGAATGCCGCAGGCTCGTTTTCGGTACAAAGCGCCGGCTATGTGCAAGGCGTGTTCATGGATGACCCTGCGGCGCGTTATGGGCTTTCGATGGGCAATCTTTCGGCGAGCGCAACCGGCCCAGTCTGGGGCGGCATGGCAATCAGCGAATTCATCCCCTCAGCAGGCGTGGATGGGACGCTTGGAAGCGCAATCGCCCCCGCGACGGCTTCGGCAAATCTCTCTGGCTTCTCGGTTTTCAACCAAGCGTATTCGATGGTTGGCTCACCGCAAAGTCCGGTTCCTCTGGCCGGCTCGACGGGTGCAAGCGTTGCATATTTCCGCATGGGGAGTGGCGCGCGAATCGCAGTTGCCGCCGATCCTAGCCTCGTATCGCTGGATGGCGGTCTGACGACGCAAAGCGTGTCGTTTGATTTCAACAATCAGATCCTCGTACCTTCGGGCGGCACTGCAACGGTTGCCGTCACGTCGATCACTTCGTCGTTCGCGAATGGCGTGTACACGTTCGCGGTTGTGACGGCTGCCGCGGCGAATGTCGATGCGGTTGGCGATGAGATCTTCATTGCCGGCGTAACCGGCACGGGCGCGGCGCTCGTCAACGGCTCTCAGACCATCACGTCGTTTACCGACAACCAGCACTTCACCTTCCAGATCACGGCGCCTACTGGTGCGATTGCGACGGGCGCGCTGACGGGCACGATCACCCTCGTTCAGAACACGGCTGTTCTCCCGGTCAAAGTTCTCGCGGTCAACGTCGGCAACAGCATGACTGTCTCCTTCAACGCAAACACTGGTGCGGCTACCTGGAATCGCCAAGGTACGACGGCCCTCATCCTCATCTAAGGTGGTAACACATGGCTAATATCGTACCGGCACAGATTCGGGTTTCGCCGCATTATCTGGTTCCCGAACTGCTTCTGCAATATCAACAGGCTTCGGGCGCATTTGACCTGATCGCAACGGGCGACCCGCTCGTGCGTCTCGGTGAAGGCGACCTCGCGGTCTACATCAAGCGCATGGACGTTCGCACGCAAGTGCAGACGGGCCAGTTCGCGTCGAATCAGCTTCCCAGCTGCTCTGTGGTGTACAGCGAAATCAGCACGCCGACGTACATGATTCGTTCGCGCGCTGAGTATGACCATCACGACACGGCCGCCCTCGGTCGCGTTGGCGCGTCGACGGTCGAAGCTCACCGCCTCGCAATGCGTCAGGCAACGTTCCAGCAGCAACGAAACCTCCTGTTGTACGGCGCGAACCCGTCGAACGGCGAAGGCTTGCTGAATGCGAGCGGCTCTACGGCTATCAGCCTTCCGGCCGACTCGAACGGCAACACGACCATTTCGACGTATGACAACGGCGAACTGGCGTTCTTCCTGCTGCAGCAGATCGGGCAGATCAAGGTCCGCACGATGCAAATGGGCATGCCGGCACGTTTCGCCGTCACGACCACGCAGGAGATCCTTGAGGCAATCAGCTACCAGGGCATCGTTCAGCTTACGCAATTCCAGAGGGAAGGCGCAGGCTCGAAATCGCAGCGCGGCTTGATCGACGAGGTGCTCGCGTGGAACGAGGATGAGATCACCTGGGCGTGCGATGACACTCTCAAAGGCAAAGGGGCTGGCGGCACAGACATGATCATCATCTCGATGCCGGAAGTGAAGAAGCCGGATGGTGGCCGCATCAACACCAACGCGTTCGCTGAACTCACGCCGGGTCTGCAGGCATGCGCGCTCCAGTTGGTGGACCGTGCCGCGCCTACTGAGATCACCGCGCCGCTCACGGCCGGGGCTGTCGACGTCGTGTCGGAACTGCGCTCGACCTCTGGTTGGGCGCCGAGACCAGAAGCGCTCACGCTTATCAGCGCGGCGTATTGAGGTTAGCCATGCGGATAGGGCTAGCGCGCCCGACAAGCATGTCCCTGTCATGTTTCCGCAGGCTTCTATACAGGGGTTTTCTCAGGGAAAAACCATGTCCAAGTTATTCGTCGCAAATCTCACCAAGCAAGAATTTCAGTTGATCTATTGGGTTGAAAACAGCAAGAAGCCGGTTATCACGAAGATCAAGCCGGGCCAGCAAGAGAGCGTCTATCCGCAAGGCAGCCATGTGGATCATGAGCGCATTGTTGACCAGCACAAGATGTACGGCCTTATCCCGGTGTCGGAACTGGATCGGCATCGTGAGTTCGTTGGCCAGTGCTACCAGTACGACACTCCGATCCCGCTTGACCGCCTATACACGGGCATGACGAACAACGAGGATGCTCTTGTCAAGCAAGCGCTCGAGCGCCGCAAGGAAGCTGTAGCGTCATCGGATGACCTGATGCAAAAGGCCGCGCAAGAGACGGATTCAAAGCTCGGCAGTTTCGAAGTAGAAATCAAGGAAGTCGAACAAAAAGGCGTAGAGCCTACGGTTCACGAAGTCCTCGCCGTTGGCGAAGAAGCGCAAGAATCTCGTCGTCGCGGCCGTCCGCGTAGGAACTAACCATGCAAACGCCCTGCTTCCCGCCTCTGCCTGGGATGGGGGCGCTTGCCCCTTGGCAGACACAGAAAGCGCCGAATGTCACTGACCTGTACACGTTCCTGACCACGGTAGCGGCTGTGCCGACATCAGCTCTTCCGGCGAATAGTCCTTATATCGCATGGGCGCTGAGTTATTCGGAAGAGATGACGCTAGGGGTATTCCGCGCGATTGGACAGGACTTCTACTGCTTCGCGGTCTACCTGCTGGCTACGTCATTTTTGATCAACTGGTGCCCCGATCAACTTGGGCAGACTTACTTCCAGACCGCTCGCAACGGCTTTGGAATAAGCAGTTTTACGGGCGGTACGGTGCAATCCGCATCCGATCAAGGGACATCTGCCGGATTGGATGCGCCCGATTTCATCAAGGGCCTAACGCCAGGTCAACTCCAGGCCCTTAAGGACCCATTTGGCCGGCAGTGGCTTGCCATGTCGGCAGAACTCGGACCAATTTGGGGCATCTCGTAAGGTGATATATGGCCGCAGCCGCCGCAAGAGACTATCAGCCGCAAGTCGACGGTGGCGGCAGCTATTCCGCGCCGAAAGTGTTCGCGAAGAATGCGCCGAGCAGCTTCACTCTCAACTTGGGCGTCTTCGATGTTCCGTATTCCGACGAGCATGGCAAAGGCAAGACAACAGGCGACGTAGCCGAGATCCTCGAGGATAAATATGGCGTGATGGACACGTTCGCGTTTGTCCATCTGCCGGACATCGCGAAGCAGCTGGAAGAGTCGATCGCCGGATCCCTCGAAACTCTGATGATGGGCGGTCGGCCAGATCCCAACCCGTTCGCCAGCGCGGAATCGGCCATCACTGCCATGTTCAAGAACTTCTTGGCGACATCGGCGATTGAGCATATGGGCATCGAAGGTGTGCCGACTCTAGCCGCACTGAATGGCGTCAATCACCGCCTGAAGCATCCCTATGCCAAGGGAAATCCGCGGCGCCCGTCGTTCATCGACGGGGGGCAGTACTCCGCAAATTTCGTAGCGTGGTTCTCCTGATATGCCATCGATTGCCGAAAGCTTAGGAGCGCAGTCGCAATTGGCGGCCACGCTTGCGGCAGGGCTGAACACCCTATCGCTGAACCAAGCCGTAGTATTCACGCGCTACACACAAACGGTCCTACCCATCGACGGCTACGTCTTCTGGGTGAACTCGGGCATCACAACGACGGTTCAAGGTTCACTGCACTACTCGACGGACCAGCAACAAAACGAAGACGAAACGATTGACATCAATCGCGTCATCTTCACGGCGCTGAGTCAGATTGACGACTTCAATCAGGCTGCGCCAACCGATCTCTTCATCGGCACGTTTGAGGGAATCCGGTTTTCGTTCAATGCTCGTGGCTCGTTTTATCAGCAGGCTAACCTGTATCACTACGTTGGCGATGCGGTTTATCCGGCCCTCGCCTCGCAACTGGTCGACAACCCGGCCAGCATTCCGGTTGAGCCGATCGTATCGAACAGCCTGCCGATCTGGCTGATTCAAAACAGTTTCGCGCCGGTCTATCCGTCGTTTCTCGTGCCGGCGAACGTTGTGCCCCCATACATCACGGCGCATATCGAGCCGGAAATGACTGAGGCGCCGTCGTTCCCAATCTATGGATGGCCTGGAACGACTGAGCCAGGTTCACCAGCACCGCTTCACGATCTGCCTAGCAACCAACTAGCAAAAGATCGCGTGAGGCTGACGCTGTACGGATTCAACAATCAGACGGCGATTCAGTATCTGGTCTCGCTGATTGAGTATTCAGTCGACAGTAATAACTTCGGCTTTGGCAACTCGCCAGCCATCAAGGATCAGAAGCGCACGCAGTCTGAGCTGAATGTGATCGCCATGAAGAAGACGATCGACATTGACGCCTGGTATTTCCAGTCGACCGCCGATGCCATCGCGCGTCGCCTCATTCTTTCTGCCGGATTCTCGTCTATCACCACCTAGCGGGCATACCGCTCGTAGACAACGCACCCCGCCGCGAGCGGGGTTTTTCTTTTCTAGGACTCGAAAATGCCCCAAGGCCCGATCGCAGTAAATGCAGTCAGCAACGCAAAGAACAAACTCAACATCACCGCGCCCACAGTCATTAAGGCCGCCCCCGGCACGATCGGCAAGCTGATCTTCAACGTGGCCTCGACTACCGCGCCCGCTGTGCACGATTCGGCAACGACCACCGGTATCGGTCTCACTACTCAGGTATGGGCCGGCGCCACGGCTACCGCCGCGCAGACCATTGTCCCCCTCGACTTCCCCTGTGAGAGCGGCATCGTTGTTGTGCCGGGCACTGGCGCAAACGTCACCGTCTCGTTCGAATAATCCCCGGAGTCCGCCGAAATGGCAACCACGATAACACCGACGATCGTTACAGTTAATACGACCGTCACGCGCGCGCCGACTGTCTCGCAGCTTCAGCAAAGTGGTGCGATTGTGTCGGCGGGCGGGACTACCCTCACCCCCGGCACGTACCAGTATTGCGGCACGCTCGCACAAGTTCAGTCCATCCTTGCCAACCCGCTCTCGCTGACTGGCATTACGTGGGCATCCGGCACGGCTACGGCTACGACTACCGCCACGATCAGCCTATCAGTCGGCCAGACGTTCACGACGACGATTGCCGGCGCTGTTCCTGCCGCTTACAACGGAACGTATGTCGCAACGGTAGCAAGCGCCAATACGTTCACGTTCGCTGTAGCGACAAATCCGGGCACGGAAACGACGCCGGGTACTTACACGCCTCCGGGGTCTGCGTTTGTCAATAACGCGGCTACCACGTTCTTTGCACAAGGCCAGACGGTAGGCGTATACGTGCTCGAGCTTGGCTCGGCGACGACGGCATCGACCTCAATCACGGCCCTGCAAACGTGGATCACAGGCAATAGCAACCCGCAGGTTTTCTATGCCTACCTGCTCCCCGCTTCGTGGGATATGGCGTCGTCTGAAGCCCTTAACACGATGACGTCGAACTACGAAAGCCCGAGCGGGCAGACGTACTTCTTCATCACAACGACGATCGCAAATCTGCCGAATTATGCGACGAACAAGGCTGTTTTTGCGCTTGTTCCAAGTCCGACGCAAGCCAGCACCGAGCATCAAGCCGCCACAAGTTTCTATCAGTGGCTCGTGAACAATCCGGGCCCGGCTAATCCGCTGGCGCCGATGGCGTTCCGCTATGTGTTCGGTGTGACGCCGTGGTCTCAGAACGGCAACCAGACGAGCATCAACACGGTTCTCACGAACTACGGGAATTTGATTCTGACGGGTGCTGAGGGCGGCGTTTCGACGGCCACGCAATTCAAGGGCACGACGATGGATGGCGAGCAGGCTTCGTGGTGGTACGGCATCGACTGGTTCCGCATTCAGGTCAAGCAGGCACTTGCCAACGCAATCATCAACGGCTCGAACAGCAATCCTCCACTGCTCTACAACCAAGCCGGGATCAATACGTTGCAAGCCATTGCTCAAAACGTAGCGGACTCCGCGGTCAAATTCGGCTGCGCACTAAGTGCCGTCGTCTCAGCGGTGCCGTTCGCGACGTACACGCAAGAGAATCCGAACGATTACAACGCCGGTATTTATAACGGATTCTCGGCGGTCGTGGTTGGTCAGAATGGATTTTTGACCTTGCAATTCAACTTAGACGCACAGCAGTTTGCGTGATAAGGAGAAAACAAAATGGCTAATCCTTATCTCGTAGCGGGTCCGCTCAACCGCGTCCGATGCTCGGTGGTCGTTACGTCTTTCCCGACTCTGAACATTACCAGTCAGTTCATGGGCAAGAGCTTCGCCCACATTGAATTTGAAGGTGACTTCGTTCAGCAGATCGAAACGGCAACAGGAGTCGTCAATTCGCCCGAGCCGTACGTCATGGCGTCGATCACAGTCGGCCTGTTGCGATCGCAGCCGCTCGCCGCAGCTTGGCTGGCTCAGGTTCAGAACACTGGCGTTTTGGGTGACGTGACAATTCATAGCGATACGTCAGCGTTTCCGGCGATTGCTCTTTCGGATGTATCAGTCAGGACACTCAGCCCTGGGGCGTACGACGGCACAGACCCTGTTGTGCGCTTGACGCTGCGCGGCACGTTCAACGTGAATTCCGCCCTCTGGTCCTTCACGTAATTCTCGCTTTGCCACGGCTAGGATCGCAACCGAACGACGGCACCTTACCGTTTGCCGTGGCTCCTCTTCTAATGCTGATATTAAGGAATCAGATGAAAATCGACGAGCGCCGCCATCTTGTTCTTCCCGTTGTGGTAGATAAGGTCACGAGCAAGCAGGACGGAAAAGATGTTACCGAGGAAGTGGTTCGCATCTATGCTTACCATAGCCCGCTGAGTAGAGAAGTTTTCGAAGCAAACTATCGTATCCTTGCTGCTACCAAGTCTGCCCTAGCTGGAAAGGGTTCGCACTATCTGATGTCGTCCGGCCCTCGCATTGCAGCCCTGACGCTTAAGGATGAGGGGAAAAAAGATGCCGCTGTGCGTGGTCTTTTTGATTCCGACGGAAATCCAGACGATAGCGAAACGAAGGCTCTGTTCGCGGAAATCAAACGACTGACGACCATTCTCTGTCCCGGTGCGAATGGATGGGATATGTTGCCAGTCGATGTCGCCATCAATCAAGGGAAGATTGACGCCGAGGATTGGGAGGAAGCCGCCTCGTCGGTAGTTTTTTTTACTTGTCACTATGCGATGGCGAGAAAGGCCGATCGCGAGACGGTGGCGAGAGCAACCGCTTCCATCCTGGCGTCGTCGATTACTTCCTTGGCGCCTATGGAATACGTAGGCTCTTTGCCGAGTTTGACGCAGGTCGAACATACGAGACCGGCAGCATCATCGATTCCATCCTGAGCTATATCACGGGCGAGGGATTCGTAGAGACTTTCGAGCGATACGATTCTCCCTATCGATCGGCGCTGGATTACAAACAGAGATATCTTCTTGAGGCGCTGAAACGATGACGGCCAAATCGGTTGTAGAAATCGAGGTAAAAGGAGACCAGTTCCGCGATTTCT